GTCCTGCCTAAGGACCACTTACAAAGTCGCCTGAATTTACAACACCCTTAAATCCGGCATTCCTGCCGGCTTGTCGCACGAGGTAATCGAGCTCATCAACTTCCTCGTAGGCCCAAGGATCTTTCTCGAGTAGGCTTTGGGTGAGGGACCGGTCATCTGGATACTCATCATACATCAGCTTCTCGTAAGGAGCCGCGGAGTTCCAAACGTGGAGGATCTGGTCGTACTGCCCAGTCAAGTCTTGCGCTTCATACATGGGCACGCTTTGCGCACGGAGCACTACAGCTACATATTCGGGCAATGAGGCACTCGGGTCTGGCCGCTTGGGACATAATAAATTGTGAAACCGACTCATCACAACCGGCTCCATTACAGCACCATCGTGCGTGTAAATACGCCGGAGCATTTTGACGGAGTCACGAGTTATTACTGACTCATCAGCTTTAACCTTAAAGCCCCAGTGTTTCTGATAGTAGTTGACCACGCGTTTAAGCACCACCTCTTCGCATGGAGTTATGCCGTCGTCGCCGAACTTTGGCCCTGGAATAGAATAACCAAAGAGAAACCTCTGCAAACCATCTGCAGCTACCATGTGAGCAATATGATTCGGGGGTACAAAGACATCACTACCTGAGCGCCCCATTCCCGAAGTTTCTTGCACAACATAGTCAGGCTTCTCCCAGCCGGGTGTCAAGAACGGACGTACGACCGGAGCGTACATATTCGCCGCCGCAATAACCGATACAACCTCCTCGGGGAGATGATAGACTTCCTGAATGGCCTTGAAAATGTGCCACTGCAACTCAGCACACTGCGTAAGGTCATAGCGGCTAAAGTCGCTAATTAAGTAATACAAACTTCTACCCTGATTTAGGTAGGCACTGACCTTAGCAGGAGTGGTGGCAACAAGGGGCGAACGCCTAATATCCTCATAAACCCCGGCAAAATAAGCCATGCCGAGGGGATACATGCGGCCCCCGCCCACAAAAATAAGGCGGGGATTCTGCCAATTACCGTCAACCCTGACGGCTATCGTGTAAAACACTTGTAAATCACGACAGACCTGACGCGCTTTGTCTGGTTCCTTGAGTTCAGCAAATGTAAACTGCCGTTGCTGACAGTATTCCTCCATTTGCTGGGCCTCATCCTGTAGTACTGGCCACACGCCCTTTGTAGGACGTGCCCAATCCTGGTCCCTTTCCTCCATTCCTGGAAGTCGGGCGCCCTTACTACCGGTTAGGAACTCACCGTCGAAGGTAACGTTAACCCCCATGGATGCTTGTCCACGGGGTGGTTGGACATGCCAAACACTTTTACGTTCCCCTTTACCCTTAAGACCATATTCAGCCATCACCTGAATTACCTGTTCAGTCGTTAGTGAGAGTTTCTTTGGTGTCGGAACTGACCACTCAACAGACGCTAACTTCTCCACGATTGGCTTGGCTAAACGAAGATTCCGCATGCGAAATACCCGTTCCGTCGTCTCCTTGTCCTCTGACTTAGGCCATTGGGCTAATTCGAACGACATTGCGACGGGTTCGCGCACCGGTCGCAGCGACTTGCGCATTAGGCCGCAGATTTCGGTATAGGGGCCGGAACCACTATACCACACGGCGGGTGGTGATAACCAAGGTTGCGCACCAGATGTCACTGGTCGATCTTCTAATAAATCTTGGGATCGCTTTAAAAGCAGCTCATCAAGATGGCTACTTAGATTCCTCATCTGAGGGCGCAGCAATTGACTGCAACTGTTTCCAGATTGCAACAACGGCACCGTCCACAGCCTTTTGGAACAGTTTCTTCGCTATGGCTACAGCCTTTGCCTTACCAAGCAGGTCAGAAGCCCCATCGGGATCGTAACCACCGACGGATTGCAGGCTACCAACGAGCCGGCCAAAGAGATTTGCCGCACACTGCGCGGCGGTCCCTTCTAGCGAAGTGGAGTTTTGGATTCCACTCAGAGTGAGCACTTTCACTTCCGCCTTGAGCGTCTTGAAGAGCTTGGCGATAATACGCGCAAAATTGATATACGCGTCCTCGTCAGCTAATGCCTTCTTGACGTTGTTACGAATGGCAGTCACAACTTGATACACCGTCGGATAATCGGCGGGAAAGTAGTAACCGTCTTTCTTCTCAGGGCGCTCCAAGGGGAGTTCCACCAACTTCATCCCAAGGTTTGCCTCAAGTATTTCTTGGATGCCTTCAACAGTTGCTACGTTGCCGGCAACCAGATAGTCGTAGAGAGCGTCTTCCGCCGCCATAGAGCGAGTGGCTAATTCGCTCATGGAAATTGACAGCGGCCATTCCATAGCCTTATCACGGTTTATGGGCAATTTTTGTCCACTCCGTATTATTTGAGCTCTCAAAAACGGCTTAGCTTGGGGTCCTGGTTCTAACCTGCCCCAAAAGCCCGGAGGAGTCATGGTTAATGGGATGTCCCGCATTACCACTGCCATTCTCACAGCATACTCCCCCCGTCCAGGTCCATCCCTGGCATGAGGACAAGATGCGACGATCGGGGTAAGTAGCCACGGGGTTCTCCTAACCATAAAGGGGACCTACATCGGCTTAAGGCGGTGGTTACCGGCCCATGAGTGCTACTAACCGCATAGCAGCCCTTACCCTCCAAGGACCCAATTTACGGGCGGAGCAAGTGGGACCACACCCCACATCCTCAGCTTTCGCACTCTCACATTAAGATAGTTTTCTGGAGCTGTACCCCATGGCGTTGAGCGCCAACCCCATTCCTGAGGAAGACACCCCCCTTCAGTAGTTTTAATTGAAGGAACACACTGCAACTCGCAGTCCGACGCTCTTTAGCGCCCGCGAAAAAGCAGCCCCCCTGGGAGACCTACCTAACCCCGGGGAATGC